GGGTATGAATGATTTGATCGAAAATTCCTAAATATTTTTCTGCTGATAATATATTACCCTGAGTTGATCCTATAATTTTAATTCTTTCAGGATCAGAACTTAATTCTTTAATACCTTCTATATCTCGTTTCCTAAGACGCCCTTCTACATTACCATAATAAATTTTGCGATTATCTTCTTGGGCATTAGCACAAAATGTTAATGCAGTAACAGTTTTGCCAACTTTTTCTGGCCCTGTCATAATAAATAAAGAACCTTCGGGAACTCCTCCACCCAAAGCAATATCTAGCTTGGGACTAATAGATATAACTTTTAGTTTTTGATCAGTTATAGAAGATGGGTCATGAACTACATCTCCATACTCTTTTATAATATCTTTAATCATTCTAAATCCTCTAGTCTAGATATAATAGACTTCTTGTTATTGTTGCTAGAAAAGCTTTCGTTTTTTTTGAAATCATAAGATAAGTTTGAACTGGGTTTTGTTTTAGGTATATAATTATACTCGTCTAGTTTCTCATGGACCCATTTGGGTCTTAAACTTATAATATATTTATTATCTCGTAAGAAGGCAATGATCTTATCTACGGTGTGTTTTTCTATAAGCTTGGTCAGACTACGATTATTAATTTGTTCTGTATAGAACTTTTGCCATTCCTTAAGTCCTACCTCTTTAGTATAGAACCCTCGTGGTAGTTCCCTAGAAGAGCCTGTTTTGTAGCTATCTTTTAAGGCTTTATTTTCACATATTAGCTCTACAATATATTGCCTGCCACTAACCCATGCAAAGCCACTTGTATCTACATTGGGTGAATATCGTGACGGATAATGATTAGTGTCTGATCTTGATTTAGCCATCTTCTCTAATCTTATGAATCGAAGGAGAACGGGTTGTTCTTGTATGGTTTTGCTTATTTGGAATAGTCCGATTATGAGATTCATCTCCACGTACAGATGCCGCTTCTGTCATTACACTAATTCCCTTACTTCCTGATGCCGTTTTATTTATAAATAGTTGTTCTCTAACAGCATCTGCCTTAATACGTTCTACTTGTTTCCCCACTAGAATATCACTTCTATCCAATTGAGTACACATATCATCTAAAGAAACACCCTCTGAAATCATACCTTTGATACAAGCCAATTCTATCTGAGTAAGCTTACCCTTTTTCATAACAATTCCCTTTCTGCATTATGTAAATATGCAATATTTTTAGTTCTTAAAAAATCTCTATAAAATCTAAATGCTTTTTCTCCTATTTCAACAAATCTCCACTCAAGTCTTCCAGCATGTCCAAGTCTCTTTCTAGCCATTCCTTCGGTAAACATTCCGATAGGATTATACAGTCGGCCATGCTTACCTCTTTTGGCATAATATTTAGTTCTTGCCCCAATTGTAATTTTCATAGCATATGCGTCTATTGATTCTTCTGCTTCCTTAGAATCTATTTTTATGCATGGGTATTTACCTTTTTCTAAATAATCTTGCTTACCAGATACTGTATATATGGTTTCAGTACGTTTTGGTTCTTTAATACTTTTCTTTTTGTTAATAACATGAACTTCAGGTTTAGACTTTTTAACTTTTTTTCTTTTAGCCATTATTATCTCCTATTCAATCTTGTGTCCATTTTGTTTTACCTTTGGGTTTTTCGACACGGGTCATTCCCTTTGGCAATTGTTTCATACCGCCAGTTTTTTTTGTTTTAAAATTTTCTACCATATCTTCTACCTGACGTTGACTATATTTAGAAGTTTGTTTATCAGCATATTGACCTATGGTCTTACAGTCAGACAATGAAAGAGAAACTGAACCACGAACATTGTCTTCTGTATAATCTCTTTCTACAGACCCCTTGCAAGATTGACATGTTAAGTTTGGAGATTCAGTATCATATTCGCTCATACTGCATATCAAAATTATTTTTTCAGAACATTTTTCACATTCAAAAGTATATTCTGGCATTTGATACCCTTTCCATATATTATACCCTCAAAAAATCCAATCGTAATGCCAAGGGCCTACGGATAAATAAAACAGTAAAATAATTTGTATTATAGCTAATATACTTATTGAAACAATAGCATATCTCTTGCGATAATGAAATAATATATATAAACTAGCAATAACTATATACGTTCCTAATGTTTTACATAAGATAAATAGCGAAACATCTCCATTGTCTAATCTCAACAGGTACTGACCTATTGGATTGAGTTCATATTCATGTATTAAGTCTCTATTTTTACTAAGCCAGTATATATCTATTGAAGATACAAGTACAATAAGAAAGCAAGTAAGGTGAAATGCTGTGTTACGAATTGATATTTTATTAAACACATTTAGACCAACCACATTGTGTACAAGTTACACAACCCTCCTGACGTATTAATGCTGAATTATCACACTCAGGGCATGTACCCTCCTCTTTAGTACCGTCAGGTATATATTTCTTAAGTGCTCTAGCCATACTTTTTGCTAAGCATGTCATTTCTCCCCTTACCTTTTCAAGTTGTTGTACAACCATGTGTATGTCTGCTCCATGCCTAATAGAAGTAGAAGTCATTCTAGTTAAGGCGTCTTCTTCTGCGCTACAGGTGGCATTAATAGGACACATCTCTAAACCACTGTCTAGAATGGCTTTATATACCCCTTTAGGTCTGCCCAATTTGATTACAGTTCCTTCTTTTACTTTCTTATTAATGAAACCATTCTTTCCAGCAAACACTTCGTATGGTTCATCATTATATATACCGACAATAACAAAATATTGCTCTCCCTTGACTGTAATATGATGAACATTACAGGGGAGTTCTCTAGGTCTCTCTGGAGAAACTGTTTTTTGTATTTTATTTGCAGAAGAAGATTTTGATAACACGCTAGTCATTGTTCCAGCTCTATAAGTTGTGAATCCTTTAATGCCTTTTTCCCATGCTTTCTTATATACATTTTTAAAATCATCATAAGGATAATCATTGGGCAAGTTGATAGTTTTAGAGATAGCCGAATCTACCCAATGAGCAAATAGAGACATGGTATTAACATGGGCCGACACATCTAGATCCATAGTGCAAGCTGCCCACCCAGCTTCCGCATTCCATTTTTTTATATTTTTAAGATATGAAACGCCATAATCTTCAACCCATTCTTCTTTTAGTAGACCTCGTGTCCTATCAAATTTCCACACCTTGTCTTCAAATTTAGTTACTAATAGATCTTCATCCCCTTCCTTAATCCAGCTCCATTTAACTTCATTGTCCTCAACGTTTTCTAAGTCGAATGTTTTATTTTTCCAGTCGGCATTTTTAGGAACCGGTAAGCCTTCGGGTGCGTTAGGTTGAATTGATGTGCGAACATAGCCATGCATAAACAATGGCTCTAATCCCCCACTCACCAAATTTGCAAAACACGAACTATTTCCCGTTGGTTGTATGGATGTGATATGAGAATTACGCATCCCGTGCTCTTTTATTAAATTGGTGGTGCTACGATCCAGTCTTTTTATAAACTCACCCTTGAGGTACTGCTCCTTGTCGTAGAATGAGAATACGCCCTTTTCCTTTGCCAGTAAAGCAGAAGATTTATATGCTTCGTTGGTAAAAAACTTCATTAAATTTTCTGTAAGCTCTAATGCTTTATTACTTCCGTATTTTACACGAGCCATCATTAGAGATGAGCCATATCCTAAAACACCCAACCCAATACGTCTTTTACTTTTTAGATTATCTTTTTGTGATTTAAGAGGAACTTGTGTTTTGTCATTGACATTATCCATAAATCGCACAGAGGTATGAATGATCTTTTTTAGTTCATTATATTTCCAGTCTTTTTTGTCCGTATCAATAAAATGTACTAAATTAATAGAACCCAGTAAGCAAACGCCTCCAATGGGAAGTACTTGTTCTCCACATGGATTCGTAGCATTGATCCATTCACAATAATGAAGATTGTTCATACGGTTCATGTTGTCAACAAAGAGTACTCCCGGTTCATTTCGATTATATGTATTATCCATAATCAAATTCCATAAGTCTCTTGCCGATTCAAATTTATGGTGGGCAACAACTGCATCTTCATTGTCTATTAGATTAATCCATGCATTAAGGTTTCCATTCCAATTTGCTTTATATTCAGTTGAATATTTTTCATAGTTTGGAAAAACTAATTCCCAAGGCATATCCATTTTAATAGCCGTCATAAATTCATCGGTACATAGTATAGACATATTAAATTTGGATAGACGACCGGGAGTTTTCTTTGCTTCAATATATTCTATAACGTCAGGATGCCAGCAACTCATTGTAACCATCTGAGCGCCTTTACGTATAAAGTTCTTTTGATCTTGACGAGAGGTCTTACCAGATCCAGCAGTAATAATCTCAGAAGATTTATCCCATAGCTCTAAGAACTTAACTGCTCCGGGAGATTGGTTTGCAATACCTCCAATGTGTGCTCCACGCGGCCTCATTATATCGGCACAAAATCCATATCCCCCTTCGCTTTTTAAGATTTGTGCCTGTTTTTTTAATGTGTCATAAATACCGTCAATAGAGTCTAGGTCTTTACCTTCAAACCCATCAACAAAACAATTAATGTAAGTAGTACCTTTTAATCCAGTACCTGCATTAGATGTGATTCTACCACCGGGTACAAACTTAAAATCTTCAAGAGCTTCGTAAAATTTTTGTTCCCATTCTTCTTTATTTTCTTCAATTGAGGCTATGTCTTTTGCTACTCTTTTCCAAGTGTCTTCCACGCAGTTATCATTCTTGAACTTATATTTTTGATACCATGTCTCATGGCTAAAACTATTAGTAAATCTATTTAACATTCATGCAACTCCATTAAATCGTCTGTGTTGTGTTCAATAAGTTTGGTATTTCCATACTCAAACAACCATCTAGAACTTTTATGATAATCCTTTTCTTTAATACAATGCACTTCCTGTATACCGGCATTAATAATGGAGCCAGCGCATTGTAT